TGCTGCTGTTGCTTTAAACATAGAAAACCTAAATATGTCAAAATGCTCTGAAAAACCTACCATAATTTTCGATATGGACGGTCAGTTTTGTAAGCAATTAATTTAAATAATATTTATCTTAAAAATTATTTAAATTATATTTTTATGTACACATTCTTGTACACATTCAAATATATGCCTTGTTTCAGTATAAGCAAAAAACCTCCCTTTCAGGACAACATCCTTCAATATCTTCTAAAAATTTAAAGTTCATTATTTTAATGTAGCTACACTCCACTATAATGCAATGAAGTTTTTAGTAGAATTCCCAACGAAAAACTTAATATAAATAAATCCATTCTCACCATATGGAGAAGCATTTAATGAATTTCAGAAATATTCAGAGAGTGATATATGCAATTTCTACTGCAGTATTCGCTCAACTAGGAAGTTGGTAAAATATGAATAAGCGAATAGATATACAAATTCTCAGGGCGTTAGCGGTAATTTTTGTTGTTTTATTTCATCTGGAAATAGCGGGTATTGAGAGCGGATTCCTAGGGGTAGATGTTTTCTTTGTTTTAAGTGGCTTCTTGATGGCTATACTTTACAAACAGGGGCAAGTTAAACAGTTCTTTGAACGTAGAGCCAAAAGATTGTTACCAGCATATTTTGCAACAATCATCTTAACTCTTTTTGCATCACTATTCTTGGTAATGCCTTCAGAGTTGGGGCAAGTCACCACACAAGCCATTTATGGTTTATTTTTTAGTAATAATATTGGCTTCTGGTTGCAAAATTCTTACTTCAGTAAAGCGGAATTTAATCCTTTATTGCATCTATGGTCATTAGGGGTAGAAATTCAATTTTATCTCATCGTCCCACTTTTGGCTTGGTTCTTTAGAAAGTCTAAGGTTTTTCTATTCTTAGCTTTACTTGGATCATTTGCCGCTTGTGTATTTATAGTAGGAATTTCTCCTAAAACCTCATTCTTTATGATGCCTTTACGGATGTGGGAATTCTTACTTGGCTTCGTTGTTGCCTATTACTTAACAGTCAATGGTATTGTTAAATACAGTAAATTCTCTTGGTTAGGTGCTATTGGTTTATTGATTATATGTGTAATTCCATTCATTAATGTAGATGGTCAGTCTTTAAATCGACTAGAAGCGCATCCTAGCTTCTATGCTTTACTTGTTTGTACTGCAACATGTTTAGTATTAGGGTGCGGACTACCAAAAGTCTTTGAGCAAAATCCAATAAGTCAGTTCTTGTCAAAAATAGGTGACTATTCTTATTCTATTTATTTGGTTCACTTCCCTATTATTGTCCTGTATTTATATAAACCATTCTCAGGAACCAAACTATATCCCGAGAGTTATATAGATAAATTAATCCTATTATTTTTGATCATTGTTTTTTCTATCTTAATGCATAAATTAATTGAAACTCGAAAATTCAATAGTTTTAAAAAAGCATATATTAGTTTAGTGGTCTTGCTTGTGGGTCTAACTGGTGCAACTCAAGCGGTACCCAAAATGTATAGCCAAGAAAATCAAAATATATTTAATAGCGTAAAAGATCGAGGAGTATATCGTTGTGGAAAAATATTTAGGATAAAAAACCCAAGTGCTTATAGCTGTAAAATAAATCCTCAAGACTTTGATAAATCTGTATTACTTTTAGGTAATAGCCATGCCGACTCAATAAAAGAAACATTCTCTGCAGTTGCAAGCACATATAAATATAATACTTATTTTCAAGTTGCCAACGTAGGAATGAATGATAACCAACTTCGCGTACAGGACGTTATAGATGAAGTAATAGATAAAGATATATCCTGGATATTTATTCATTATAAATCTGGATATATAGATTTAATTAAAACTGAAGAATTAATTAAGTTTGGTGAAAAAAATAATGTTAAGGTTACTTTAATTATGCCAGTTCCATTTTATGAAAATAACTCTTATTATGAAGAATCAGTACCAAAAATTTTATTTAAACAAAAACCACCTATATTTTCTTATAAAGATTACTTAAAAATCAATAGTGAAGTTATTGATAAAGCCAATATGCTCAAAATAAGACATAATAATTTCAGCTTCTTAAATACAGCTGATATATTTTGTAGACCTATTTGTAGTATCAGCACCGCAGACAAGCGACCGTATTACTATGATGATGATCATTTAACTTTAACAGGAAGCCAATTACTCAAGCCTGTATTCAATGAAGCTTTTAAAATTAATTAAAAGTTTTTTATAAATAAAAAGTCCTCACTTAGAGGGCTTTTCTACTAATGAAACTATTGCAGCATGTCGCTGTTGGCAGTCAATATATTTACGTCGATCATCCACCATCACCCTTAATATCTCCTTTCCCTGTCCCGATTCCAATTTTAGTAGATCAGGGCAAGGTTGTTTAAGGTTTGCTGGTATGACTAATGCCTGCGGCTTGATTGACTGCTGACACCCCATCAGTATCAAAGCAAAGGTTGATATAAATAGGACGCTCCACGATCTTTTGCACTTCACGTGTAATGACTTCGGTTTTAACGCGCTCAACTTCTTTTGATTCTTCATATTCTTCACCTGCTTTGTTGGCCAGCTTCTGTGCTTCCTTTTCAGCATCAAGATATGGCTTTAGCTTTTTATTGATTTTGTCCTGGCATGTTGTTTCAGCTTTTCGTAAATCACCGGCTAAACGATTGGCCTGAAATAGCTGGCAGACAATTACAATGCACAGCACCACAATCAAGGACCAGCGTTTGTTGTTCCAAATCAGCATTAGAAGTGGCATCTAGTTCACTCCCATGCATTTGTTGTAGCGCTCAACTTGTCGAGTCCACACGCCATAACAATTGTTAGAACGGATTGAACAGTCGCGTTTGGCCACATACTTCCATTTCAAAAGTGACTTACACGCCTGGACATATTCACGCGCTTTCAAATGACGAAGCATGGACGATCCAGACCAGGCACTTGTGCCGTACTGATAAGTAAAATCCAAATAGAGGTCATATTCAGGCTGAGAAATTGGAATATTTAAAACGGTTTTATTGAAGCGCTGTGCATCCTTGTCCATGTGCAGCTTGAGATATTCAAAAGCCTGCTTTCGATCAATCGCCGGATCTGACATTTTGACGCGCACCCCATTCGGATAAACCGTGGTGCCGTGGCCAATAGTCGGAACATCACCTTTAACCGGAATTACTGGCTTGGATGTATAGCCTTCTTTTACTGCAGTGGCTTGCACCTGTTCTTCACTTGGACCAGTGATCCACATCCCAGCGGCAAGCACCAGAGAAGAACCAAGAACATAATATTTAGTCTTGTTTGACATCGTAATATTTCTCCCATTGCTCTACTTTTAGTTTGTGGATCTCATCGGCTCGTTTATTTTCCAATCGCTTGTAGTACCAGTTCACAGCAAAGCCACCCAATGCAATAGCGATACCCAGCCATGCCAAAACGTCAATTGATGCAAGGTATGCCACAAAACCAGAAGCGGCCCCGGCATACGTTGTTTTTGATGCAGCTGAAGAAACGGATGCTGCCATCTCAACAACTGCTGATTTCTGATCGGACATGCCGCCCCCTAAATTTGGTAATAAAAAACCCCGATCTAATTAAAGATCAGGGTTGGTGATGGTTTGTTGTGTTACCTGGAAGTGGATATCTCGCCAGCTAATGATGCACTCCGTTACGCTTTTGAACTATTATATATGGACACAGGAATGACGACATGAGCAGCCTTTCATTATCAATAATCAATCCTGCCAAATACTCCACGCCGAACCCCGATATAAGTTTTTCTTATAATAGCACTTTTGAATGAATAATAAAAAAATCGTAATTAGTAAAAAGTACTAAAGCGAATCCCATAAGAAAAAATGAATTAAAATATTCTCTACAGCTTATAGGGGTACGATAAAGAGACTTATGTGATTTATCTACTATAAGCGTACCTCCGTTTTTAAATTGTTTTAACATAAAAATACTCCAGTAAGTTTTATTACTGGAGTGTGTTATTAAAGAATTTGTAAGTCAAATTTAGCATTACTTATTTTGACTACAACTATGTTTTGATGGATAGTATTAAACAACTGCACCTAAACCATCTGCCCAACCTGTCGCTGTTTTGTAGATTGGTTTGCCAGTTGCTACAAGTGTTGTATCTAGGTACATATACCCTATTGGTGCATTAGCGGGTCGCTCTGCTGTTGTACCACTTGGTTTGTAGATAGACTCACCTGTGATAAATAGCTGTTTACTTCGCATATGATCTGCACTTGATATTGTGACTGTTAATACAATCGCTTGTTCTTTTTTATACAGTGTCAGTTTTGTATCTCCGTTGAGAGTCCAACCTTCAGGAGCTTTCAACGTAATGTTATTACTATTTTCAGACCACCCACTACTTAAAACAAGCGTTTTTGTTTGTAATTTAAACTTACTATTAAAATTAAAATTACTAAAATAAAGCTGTAGCTCTCCTCCACCATTTGTAATTACATTTAAAACGTCATTTGGGTCGGATAGGTCAATAATATCACTACTATATGATTTAGTTTCATACGTGCGATAATTAAACATGATACTGCTCATATCAAAGCTATTTTGTAAGCGTATATCCCCATCACCAAATCTATAGCTTTGCATTTCGGCTATCGTATGGATATTTAAGTTGTTTGATATACCTAATTTTAATAGCGGGTTTCCATTATTACCCCACTGTTGTATATAATCAAACGCATTTGCTTCAAAGTAACCTGCGTTGATGTTATATGCTATTACAGTTTCATATGCACGACCTAGCGTAAATCCTACTCCACACCATTCCGTACTTAAAAAGTTAATGTTTGCACCAAATAATGAACCCCCCCAAAAACCAATACCACAAGTAATAAATTGAATGTGTCCAAAAGCCCCTGCTCCTGCGTTATTACCTTGCCAGGCTAGCCCTGTACCGTAAATATAAGAGAGACGGTTGTAATTGGTTGTAGCTGAATTTTTAAGTTTTGGATAGACGCTAATCGTATTATTTACGGTGTCAATATCTTTAATTACATAAGGTAAGTTATCACCTTCAAACACAACCATGCGTGGCGCATACTCTGTCGCAATAGAATACTGCGGTGGCAATGATGAAACAGTTAATATGCTACGCTGACCGTAATCCCCCGCAATCTCAGTTCTTGAGCTTATCGTTGCTGTGTGGTTAGCTACAGTATCACTCCACCCACCACCGCTTGAGCCATCTGCGTTAGTATAAGTGTCAGATGTACTACCAATCCACCCGATGTTGAGATAATCAATACGTGGGAAAATACTGTCATTTGCAAGCACTAGCCCTGCACACTTAAAGTAAAATGCAGTAATAGAGCGAAACTGAATACGCCCTGCACTACCGTCTGTACCACCATCCCCAACAACTAGACCTGCTAACTGTTTTCTGTCTTTTACTGCTACATTAGTATTACCATAAAAGCGCAACTTACCGAGCCATACCGTGTCACTTGCATTAATACGCATTAAGTGAGGGATTTCCACATCGGTTTGAGTGTTCGATAAAGATAAATCACCGTAATATACCAGTGTTTTAAATGCCGCACCTTTTGCACCCATACCTAATTCAAGTGGACGATTAACATAAGCGTTTAAGGTAATATTTGCATTAACAGAATTGTCTTGACAGTGATTAAAAAATGACTCCAACGCGCACAAATCAATGCTATCGTCTAGAGACTGTGCCGTTGGGTATTTCTTTTTAGCATCTTCTAGTGTTTTATACTTTTCAGATAATTTATGATAAGTACCATCACCAATCCCTCCAAAGTGGTACGGGGTCAATGTAAGGTCGTTAATTTTTTGCTGAGTCAGGCCGCTTGCATCAACAACAAAAGAAGCATCCCATCCCTTGTCTACCGCAATCTGAGCAAGTCGCTCCATTAAATAATTGTAGTATTCATCTAGTTGATCTAGCGCTACACCCTGCTTACGAATCTCCTCCATAAGATAAGCTTTAAGCTCATCATCTTTGCGGTCTACATAGTTTTTTAATGCATCAATACGTGTACCAAGAATCCAATCAGCAACGCCAAGCTCTTGCAGCTTCAACCAGATCCAATCAAAGTCTTTATTCACAGCTGGTGGACGGAATGAATTATTGTAAGATTGGTAGTCAGTGGTTCGGCTAAATGGTGTATTTCGCTGCAAGGTAATCTTTTTGCCGGATGCTGGTGCAGTGGTGAATACCACATTTCCACCCGTTAAGCTCCACGTTGCAATCGGTGGTTCAATCTCATCCACCAATACAATTAAATGATCTTTTGATTCACACTGAAACTTTAGCGCGAAGCTGGTTGTGACACCATTTCCAGTGTGTTCGATATACGGCGTTTGTTCTTGAACTGCCATGATCTGCCCCTAATTTTCAAAGTCTAAAGTGGCTTCAACAACACCACCGTTTGTTCTCCAATTAGGGCCTTCATTGACCTCATTATTTCTGTGTATTTTGCCTACGCGTTCCGGAGAATCAGTCACTGCACCAGCTAAAGAATCCAGATCATCATCAGGCTGATCCGTAATTGCAGGGTTAAACATCCGCATATTTTTATACTGTCTTGAGCTATTCTCACCTTCTTCTGGTGTATCAATCACAGATGTATGCACCCATAACAGGCCAGACATTAAAGGGCCCTCTAATGCCTCAAGAATACGTTTGTTTTTATTCCCCACACTGTGTTCTTCTTTTACCCCGCAACGAATACGGCGTGCTTTTAACGCACCTTTTAATGCTGCCGGTGCAAAATTACCAATACCATTAGTCTCAATCGTTAGACTCGGTACATTGAATTGCTCAATCAGGTCGCAAAGCTGCCATACCTGACCACCTATGATATTTCCTTGTGCGTCATGAGTGACGACATCACCAGTCAGTGCAACGGATCTATGCCAATACTTGGCACCAAAATCATCATGCAGCACTAATGCAGTTGAGGAAATATCAGATTTCAGCTTTCCGGATGATGGATCCCAACGCATGGTGATACCGACAATCTGACGATCACCCAACATCATGATGTACTGACCGTTGGCGCGTCTTAAAACTGGCTCGCAGTCATACGGAATCATCTTGTCCGGATCAAGACGAACTTCACCAACCGGCTTGGCATGCATCTGGTACTGTGAATCCCATTCGTTTAATGTCCGGCATTCTCTACGGCGCTCTCCCATGACTTGCGGTGTAAAACGTTCAGGCCATAGTGATTCACTGTATAAATCGATCAGATAGTGCGTTTCCTTTAGAACGATCTTAAAGGTGCTGCCAATCTTATAAACTGCATAATCTTCATCACGTGTGAGTAGCTTGGCGGTATGACTGATCCCACTAAAAACATAAACCGGATCGAAGTCAGATAAACACTCGCTGATATTTTCAAAGCGTTTTTCTTTTTCAAACATTTTAAGAATCATGCATTTTGCACCCTGCTTTTGTACCTGTGTGTAAAGCGAGTCATGGGTATGCGGTGTACCGACAAACAACTTTTGTCCACCTGGTATAAGAATGTGCGTCTGTTCAGATAGGCGATAGCGCAGCTTTTCACGCGCTTCAGGTGTGCCGATGTTGGCTGGCATTTCTACGTCATCGTTTTGAATCTCATGCGCACGTGCACCAGTCACGTTGGACAATACGCCACGCGCATGTAGTGAGCCATGCCGCACATCTTCCGATCCAGTCACCCACCACTTTTGAAGCTCACCACGTTCTTTAAATACGCCAAACAACTGACACAGCGGATGCTTTTCAATGACTTGCTGAGTACCACGGCTACACTTTGCAGCATCACCATCGGTTGCGCCCTGGTGCAAGATCAGGCGATCGCGGTCAATAAATAACTTCCATGCGTTATAGATATCCAGAATCGTAGACTTACCATGACCACGTGGCATCATTAACAAGCCAAGTGAGCCGTAATTTTCTAAGAAATCACAGACATCTAAGTGAAAGTCTGGTACATCCCAGCCCATTGCCTCGGCATAGACCAGAAAGAAAGCAGCAAAGCTGACCTTAATCATGTATTAGCTCGGACGCTGTTTGCGTTCTTCTAACTTCTTGGCCACACTTTCAAGTAATGCAGCTGCTTGAGCTTCTGGTGATACCTTCCGATCACTTCCGTCGCCAGCTGACAACTCATCATCAAGCAAGACGCGGTTTAATTTCTCCATGCAGGTCAGTGCTTCTTTAGCCCCTTTGTATAGCCAGACTTTGTCACCACGGCCTTTTTTATCAAAAACGTCCTGACCATAAGCTTCAGTCATTAGGTCGACCGCATCTGTACCGGCCATCTCCATACAGAGTTTTAATTTCTCTACTGTTTCAGGCTTTAGAAAGCGTAACTTCTTTACATCCGACATAAAAAATCCCCCGTATATAAGCCATATATACAGGGGGTTCGGCTGGGGTTAATTGGGTGTCCTACTTACTGCACGACACGCTCAAAATCAGGCATCTGAATATCACCAACATCATCACCCCAGAAGCGCGTCCGGTCGTGCTGACGTTCGGCTTTACGCAATAATTTTTCACGATATCCTGGTGCGATCATGTCCTGCATTTCATCAAAGATCATGCGATTAGTCGCAGCCTTGGTGTACCACAAGTTTTGCGCTGGTATCTTCCCTTTCAAGAATCTAAAGGCTTCATTACCTGCGTTACTCTCTATTCCATTTGCCGCCTGAGTCGCATTACCTACTGTCAGGCTTAATATGGTTTTAAAGTCACTACCAAAAGGACCAGCAATAAAATCACCAGTATCACGACCACTGGTATCAGTTCCCGCAACCAAAATATCACCTAGCACTGGTAAGCCACCACCAGCAACAAATGAGCGCTTCATAAAGTCAATTGTCTTGTCCGGATCCTCGCTATCCCACATGGTTAAAGGGTCATTACCGTTGGCCAACTCTTTGAGCTGCACTACCAAGCCACCTAAAATGGTTGTCATAGCTACCAATGGAATTGCATAAGCAGCCTTTCCTTGCACGCCTTGCTGCGCCATTGTTCGGCTACCATGACGCATGAGGAATGATGCTGAGAACGACTTGAATTGCAGCATGGATTTCGTAATCTCACCCATAGCTGTTCCCTTTCTCGTGCCTGGTGCCATCCATGTGCGTTCACGTAATCCGGCTTCAACCACGGCCATTCCCTGCTCATCCAGTAAGTGCGCCTGAAATTGTGTAGCGACCTCATCACGTACCTTTTGTGGGTCGCCAAACCTAGTTAAATCACTATCTGGAATTTCATAGATTGAACGTGCTGACATCAGCTGGTTGCCTTTACGATCCACGACCGGATCAGCCAGGCGCATGACTTCCCATGCTCGTTCGTTTAGTCCGGTTTTTTCTATCAGTTCACGATCCATTGCGTCCAGATCAGACCAAGCTTTATCGCGGGTCAAAGTGCCGTATTTATGCATAAGCATCTTGGTAAAGCCGACTTTTGAAGCTGCTGTGAGTGCATTCAGGCCAGATATGCGCATAACCTGTGAAGCAATGCCACTGGATACCCGAGCCAGTTTCTGTGACTTGCCATGCACTGAGGTCAATCCATCATCTGACCAACGAGCAATAGAGCCGAGCATTTCCTCTGTGGCCAGACCTAAGCTGTGCGCCAGCTCCCGATCTTCTTTATTTTTTGGATTTAACTGTGTGAGCAACTCACCGAAGGTTTTACGGAAAGCAATACCATGGATCGATGCAGTCTTTGCAATCATGGCCTGATCGGTGACGGATGAAATTGTGGTACCGCCCAGCATCGATGCTACATTCATAGAGCGATATGCTAAACCCATATTGGCCAGAACTTCGGATTGCGGTGTATTCTGGCCAGAGAACTCGTCAAACATGACTTGTGCACGCTTACGCGACTTACCTGTATCGTTTGCATCAATGCCTTTCTGCCAGTCCTTTTGCTCTGCTGCATCCATCAATATGCGCATGGAATTTTTAGGACTGCTGCCAAGATTTTCAACCATAGCAATATCTTTAGATAGTCCATTTACGTGCGCCTCGATCAGATCAACAAACGGCATACCACCGAACTCAGCCTGATATTCCATCCATGATTCAGCATCTTTAAAATGCAGTACCCGGCTTTCAGAATGTCGGCTGGTGACTTTGGAATTACCTCCGAATGACTGCCGACCAATTTCAGTTTTATTGGCACCGTTACTGCTCAATGTGTCAAATGAATATTCAAGCAGCTCACGGATCTCTTGCTGTGAATAGTACGTACCATCCTCATGCACATATTTTGAAGTGTCGATTAAGCCTTCTGCCTTTTGCACCCAAGCCTGTTTGCCGGCTAATACAATCTTTTCCAGGCTATGCGTCTGCGGCAATCCCCAATCATCCAGTTTTCCAATATCACCGCCGGCACGGTTAAAGCGTTCGCGCATACCTTCAAAGACTTCGCCCATTTTGTCTGAAATCTTCTTGGCCAAAGGATCGCCGGTACTGTCATTGAAGCGTTCACGGACAATTTTCTGCACCAGTTCTGCATCAGTAAATACACCTAAACCGCCTTTGATGTTGGTATAGAAGTCCACCAGATCACCACGGTAAACGGATGCAATAGCACGTGCTTTGGAGTCAATCGACTGAACACCAGACATATCACCATGTGCTGCAACCATACGGTCTACAACTTCACTGGCGGTTAAGGTCGGATGATCTAAAGCAGCAAGGTTTTTGTTTTGGGTTAAAATGTCACGCGCTGCTATGGCGTGCTTTCTTTTTAATTGCGCCTGGATATCTTCTGCGACAAATTCACCGGCTTTCACCAGCTTTTCAGCATCGGATAGATTGCGCCAGTTCTGAATATCTTTTTTGGCCAAAGACTTCATCGCGTCTTTGATCCGGTTTTCAATATCGGTTGCTTCTTGCTGGTTGAGTGTTGTTTTGCCGAGCGCCTTGGCTACGGCGGCCTTGCATTGGTCTTTCATAATAAAAATGCTCAGATAATTTCCATCATCTGAGCATTTGTTAAGGTTGGGTTTGTTGAGTGATCAACTAAGAGTTAAACTCTTCTTGGGTCATCTCACCAAGATATGAAATTGAGTTAATCCGGAAATCTTTAACCGCCACTCCAGGATTGTTATTTTTAATAAAATCCACTAAAGAAAGACGTACTTTCTCCAAAGTTGATTTATTAATTTTTGAAGAACTTAAGCTAAAATCTCCATTGAAGCTCTGATCAAGATCATGTTCAAGATTCGGGTTTTTAAATGATCCATGTACAATGTACCAGTGTTTTTTTTGATCGCTCATAAATTTATTCCTGAATATTTTAAGCTGTTCACAAATTATTAAGTCCCCAATTTATAATACAAAATACTAATTAATTCAAATTAATAGTCAACCAAACTGTAAAGCACAACTAATGGCCGTTTGCGCAGCCAAAGTATCTTCTTGTGCCTGACGTGCTTCGGCTTCCAGTTCATCCAGTCGTTCACGCAAAGACATGGTAATTTCTTCCATCTCACCATCCGGTCGCATACGACTGACAGAAATCTGCTGATCCGGATTCTGCATGATGATGTCTAAAGCGGCTGATTCTTCTGGACCATCACCAAACAATGAACCCTGACGCGGATCACCCATCCCCTCGATCCGATCAATCTCACTTTGAATATTGTCTGAAATGGCCTTAGCACTGCGTTTATTAGTATCAAACACGTTTAAAAACTGCTTTGCACCATCACTTAAACCGTCCTCGAGGAGCTGACCTTGATTTAAATAATCCGGCACGGTCTGGCCATTGGCTTTCAGATCACTGAGCTTTTGCGCTGCCTGTGCCAGATCCTTGGCCAAAGTATTTTTATGCCGTCCACCCTGTTTCACCAGTGCGTCTAGTTGTGCCAATTGCGGTGCAGCACGTAGCAATGCAGACAATACGGTTTTACTATCATCGTCCAGATTCTCAGCCATACGACTGATCAAGCCTGAATCATCATAAGCACGCTGCATAATGGCCGATTCAATACGGCGCTTTCCTTCCTGGCTTAATCGTCCGTCACCGGTAATCACTGTGCCCTGTTCAGACTTTGGTAATGAGCCCACAAAGCCGCGTACAAAGTCCATGGAGCCATCAAGATTGATTGTGCCGTCATTGTTGATCGTGAGTAATGATGCATCAGGTAAACGATCCGAATCACTCACAGCACGTTCAGTTGCGGAGTACTGCGCCACATCCGATTCATTGGCCAGTTTTGCGAACTGCGTACGATCTGTATCAGTTAAACGTGTACGGACTAAAACAGGATTATTGATGCCTGATATATCCCATCCTTTTTCATTGGCATACTGTTCAATATAGGCACGATATTCGTCAGCACGTCCTGATTCATAAGCCTTTGCAATGGCCAGTGTACGACCGTTACCAGACTCCACCACGTTATCCATGCCGATGATGGGTGCACCATCAGACAGTTTTGGAGATTCACCAAGCAACTCAGGTCGTAGATCCTCAGCCATACGTTCAATCTGTTGGCGTGATGCTTCCCGGGTACGGTCACGCGGTTGCAGTTCAGATGGGTAAAGCGGATTGACCCCATAGGCCAGATCATTCGATGCAATCAGTTCATCCAGTGATTTGACCTCATAGGCCATGTCATAGCTTGAACCATCCATGCCGATTGCAGTACTGGTGCCATTGCCACCATATCGAGCGCTTAAACCATTCCACTTGTTACGCCATTTGCCAATCGCTTGGCCGACGGTCATACCATCCATAGCATTGTTTTTCACAATGTCATTGGCATTTTTTGGATCGTATTTACGAACCACATCGATCAGCGGTGTATTCGGATCTGCTTTTAATACTGCAGCTGCTCCACCTGGTCCAAGTAAATGCCCTAAATAATGTTCATGCGGTTGCAGCTCCCGACCAATGCTTTTCTTGATATGGCTCTCTGCCTGCTTCATGTGCTTGAAGCCAATGCGGATCTGCTCATCAATATTGGATCGATCACCACCGCCTAAGTTCTTCCAAGACTTATCCAGCACCTGAAATAAACCGTGTGCCGTAGATGTTGGATTCTTGGCTGTATGGCTGAATGAACCGCCTGTTTCAATATGGGCAATGGTTAAAGCTACATTTGGAGGAATACCAGCTTGCTGCGCTTTACGTGCAATGGTCTTGGCATTGGTTGGTAGAGCCATGCTTTCGTAATTGACTGGCTTTTGCTTTTCCTCGCCCTTCACCGGATGCACTACGTTTACCGGTCGACCCATGCGGATTGCTTCAGTAGCATCATCCATATTTTTATAATGGTTATTGGCCTGAACCGGATTGGCTGGCTTCACTGGTGCCAGTGTTTCCTCAAACTCCAATTCATTTAAAACCAATGCTGCCTGCTGCTGTTCTGGTGTGACATCGGGATTATTAAAATACTTGCCAGCACCACGTGCTGCACCAAAAAACAGGGTATTTAATAGAACATCGGTGGTGACTGATTCGGCTGTGACTTCGTATTTTTTAGCCTGTTTGTCGTAGCCTTCAGATTCAAGAATTGCACCGGATACAGCTTGGCCACCAATGGACAGACCAGATGCACCGCCAACGGAAAGCAGACCATCTTTAACGATGCCACCAGTTCCTTTAAAGCCGTATGACATCGGTAATGCAGTGGATACCGCAGCCACAGCACCATCAGTGAAAGCCACTTTTGCAGCCGTTTCACTGTCCACGCCGTCACGGGTCAAGTCGCCATAAACATAATTGGTTTCAGATGCACCGGTGACAGCTGCTGCACCAGCCACACCACCCACAGCACTACCAACCACAGCACGTGTTGCATAGTCGCCCAGACTGAATGCAATATTGCCGACTGTGCCGGTATTCTCTTTGTCTTGCAGATAATCAATGGATTCATAGACCAGATCATCACGCGCCTTCTGCTTGCGCTCCTTGTAGGCAGAATACGGCTCGCTAAATTCCTCTTTGCCAACATCATCAAAGGAATATGAAACACGGTCCACCACTGCATCGATCGGTGCAGCAATCGCATCACCCACTTTGGCAAAGCCTGCACCCATACCACGAATCGGTGCAGCCAGACTAAACAGGCCGCTGGAATCTTCTGTTGTTTCAGTTGGCTTGTGTGCCAGTCCTTTGGCATTGACTTCATCAACCTGTTTTTGTTCTTCAGGCGAGTATTCAGATAACCAGTTACTCATTACTTGGTCACTCCATCAGGCATGTTCATATAAAACAGCGCTTCACCACGTTCATTGATCAGGCCATAACGGATCTGACCTTTTGGCCCGCTTTTACGCTCACGACGTAAACGCAAATCCTTGAGTGCAGCTTCTGAAATCTGGTATTTCTGGGATATAGCCGCATAGCGAGTATCTAAAATACTTTCAAAACGGTCATCATCCATTCCGTATGGCTTGGATACTTTCCATGTCTTCTGATTACCGTATTTCACGCCCTGCTCATATACGCCACCAGTCGCCAGACTTAATGCGGTATTGGTTAGCTCCTTACTAATATCGTCCTTGTCTTTGTGCTGGTAGCCATTGCGCTCAGACAGATGTGCATAGATCGATTTAAATGCCGCAAAAGACATATTCGCCGTGGCACCTGATACGGTACTACCAACATACTTATTGAATTCGGCCTTGAGCAGATCATCCTTAGGCATCACCAGTGCTTTATTTTTCAAAGCCTGAGTGCCTGAAACGATAGCAACGGCAACATCTTCACCATCACGTGAACGGTAGCCATTGGCACGTGCCACACCTGCCATGAGATAGGAAAGATCACCACCGCCTAACTGCCCCAGCGTAGCCGACCAGATAGTATTCCCCTTTGGAACGCTTTTGGTTTGCTGAATGAGGTTGCCAATAAAATCCAGTTTCTGATTCACCCCCATATCATTAAAAGCCTGTTTCGCTTCGACCAGATCCTCAGCTGCAATAGGCTTGATCACCAGATTTGGATCTTTCAATGCAACCTGACTGACGGCGTTATCCACCACCTTTTCAGCAAAGCCACCCGGATTGGTTTTTAATTCCATTCCTGTGAGCTGGTGTGTCTGCAATCCAGCTTCACGGACTGCCTGATTTGGATTGTCCTTGATGGTTTGTTTCTTTTCATTCAGGATGGATTCATAGACACCTAGAACCTTTTCCTCAGTGACTGCATCCGCTGTCTTGCTGTTGGCCATTTTGGCTTTTTGCTGGTTTACACGCTTTTCCATTTCAGCCGTAGACAATCGGCCAAATGACTGGAAGTTTGTGGACTGTGACTTATAAAAATTGTACTCAGCTTCATACTCGGTGCCCTGAACCGCAGCACCCATGTTCTGCAAATAATCATCATCCAAAGCACGGCCAGTCATCACCTGAGATTTAAACTCGGTCATTGCCTTGCCAGCAAGTTGCAGGCGCTTGTTTTCTTCGACTTCAACCTGCTTATTGATTGCATCGATCCGGCTGAGTGCCTGCGCTTTCTTCTGCTGTACTTGTGGGCCATCGATATAGCCGTATTTACCACTGTCCATATCTGTGATGAGTGCTTGCAGATCCGCAGTATTCTTGCCCTCAACTGCTGCAGTAATACGGCCATCAATATCCAGCACATCACGTGTGGATTCATAGCCATAAATACGAGCCTGTTTTTCTGCTTCGGACAGATTCAATGTGGCCAGATTTGATTCAAGATATTCACGGCCAGCCTTACGATCCATACGTGTGCCAATCTCAAGATAACGATCAGCCAGTACTTCACCTTTTTTATTGTCAGCACTCAACTGCAATGGCAGAAATGAAGTAGCATTCTTCGCTACATTTTGGGACCAGTAGTTTTGCAGGTCCAGACGCGCATGCATCGGCAGATCATTTTCAAGACCTTTGAAGCGTTCCTGTGACCAGGTCTGTAGATTCTTGTTGGCCACATCTGCGGTCATTGCGCCGTTGGCCACATCGTTTTTTAACAGGGTAATTTGTTCAGACAGTTCAGTGGTCAGAACGTCATCCAGTTTGACCTTGCCTTCTTTCTCAGCAAGATCATTGCTGTAAAGCTCTGCGCGTTTGGCAGATACATCGGCTTCATCGGATTTTCGTCTGCGCTCATCAATAACACCACCGATTGCATTACCAAGTTCAGCCAAGCCTGTGACTGGTGTGCTCTGACGTAACGCTGGCTGTGAGACGATACGACCTTGTGAGCGTGGGATTAAAGCCATTATTTCCACCCCATAGCTGTTGCGCCGGCACTCACTACATTACCAGCAGCTTTTAGCCCATAACCATTACTCTGCATTCGTCCAGCACGTCGGATATTGGACGCATTATTTTCTGCATCAGAAATTGTGATAGATGCGTTATAGGCTGCATCAGAAATATGCTCATCCTGAATTTGGGCTGCCGCACCCACATCAACATTCACACCATTTTCAGCAGCCATGGCACGCGCCGTTGAGGCATTACGCTGCCCTTGCTCCTTAATTTTTCCTGCTTCTGCACGCGCTACAGATCGAATGGTTTTAGCATTTCCTTTGGCTTCGGCACGTGTCTGGACTGCGTTCATGGCATTGCCAACGCCGCCAAAAATATCACCAATAATATTTCCACCTCCACACATGGTTATACCTCCATCTCAAGAACATAGCCGACCAGTTCAAAGCCTAATGATTCATACAGGCTTACAGTACGATCTGCATGAATGCCGGTGATGGTACCGACCTGAATACGGTCTGCTTTGTTCATATCTGCCCATACCTTAAATGTTTCAATCAGATCACTGGCTGCACCAGATTTACGATACTCAGGCAGGACATAAAGCCCCTGTTCATACGCCAGTGTTTGCCCTGTGCGCCAGTCAGTATCTAATGCGCCAATTAATGTGCCGACCGGATTCGAGTATTCATCTGTCACCATCAGGATTGATCCGTGTTTATCAATCAGATGCGTAAATACATTACGCGCCCGCTTCTCATCAAAGCCCTGTTTCTTAAACCGTGGTGATTCATTGGTCAGACGCTTGCCCCAGTCAACAAGCGTGTCTAAATCTTCTAGTGTTGCTGCACGTACAAGCATCTTTATCTCTCATTCATTGATACCAACATAGCTACACTTTGGACGTGGAAAGGTAGCGGTTTGTTGTGTGTTATTTTTAATTCCATTTCGTGCAAGGTAGCCCAGCCATTCATGCTGACACTGACCGGCCCTGTGTAGGTCAGGTTCTGGAATGCAGACTGGTTAAATGACTTGTGTTCCAGATCGTACTGATTGCACTGGCCACCAATTGAATTACGCACATATAAGACCGTTTCATGCGCTTGGATCTTATGGAACATTGCAGTATTGGGAACTTGGCTGTGATCCGGTGGCAGAAATTCAACTTCCATATTGAACGGCTGGCCAGCAAACCACGTGCCGGATGTTGGCTGGTTGTCATCATAGAAATAGCCATCTGCATTCTGGAATCGGTACTGTGTGCTGTTATGCAGGTTTCTGTTTACCAATGCGCCGTTATGCGCAATCTCACAATCCATGAATGATGTTTCGTCCAGCTGCTCAAGCACAACCGCTGATTTACGCGTAACCAGCATGAAGCACAGATCATTGCCGGCAGCTTGAGGCAATGCACAGATTGAGCGTACAGATCCACCAAAGTCATGCTGTGCCCAGGCATTCATTTCCTGATCACGGTTTAAAGTAATACTGGCCACCATCCCATCATTCAGTACCATCCAGACCAAACTATACGGCGTTTGCTGGTAGGTCAGTTCTTTGATACCGCCATGATCTTCTGCAATGTGTGGTGCAATGGCTGATAGTTCAGGACTGACCAGACCATCTACCTCATAACGATAAGACAGCGCACGTAAACGGTTACCGCCACGCTGGACAAATAGCAGCTCATTACCAACCAGACACGGACGTACATTGGATTGTGCGCCGTAGGTTGTATGCTGTTCGATCTGGGCAGATGCAGGAGTAAATGCACCTGATGAACTGATCAGGAACTCAGAGCCACCAGTAAGCGCGACCACACCACCACGCTGTGCCAGGTGCAGAATGTTGTCTGCCTGTGCGGATGATGAAGCCATAGAAAATGCACTGGCATCGTCCGTTGCTTCTAAGAAATCACCATCATTCCCGATTGCACTAACCCATAACTGGTTCGGATTATTCTTGGTATTGGCAAAGACCAGGCGTTGTTTAAAGAATGTCACCGTGGATGGGTAGCCAGTGGCTGCTGTAAATGCTGCAGTATTTAAGGTCCATGATTTGGCAATAGCTTGAACGTCTGCATTCAGTTTTACTAACACCTCACCTGAGACCACTGTACCCGATGTGATTGTAGTAATACGGACTTGGCCACCGTTGATATTTACGATTGCGCCAATGTGAGAGGCATTAAAGACTGGAATGTCATACCAGGCGACTTCCTGCCACTTATCATTCAGATCCGTCGGCTCGGATGCAGAGTTATCTGATACCGCTTCCCATGTTTTAAGCAGGTGAATAACGCGCTCACCAATGATGTAGTTTTCAGTATTTTTCCAGTTTGGATATGATGAAGCGGTTAAGGTAATCGTTTTACCCACATCCGTACCGTTTGGCTTTAATGCCACGTTAGGTGTAGTGTTAATTTCATCCACCGGTGCGGTGACAAAGGTAAATTGATCAAAGTTCCAGTTGTCAAAATCCTTACTACAGACCAGACGATGCACCGGATGATCACCCTGAACAAAGAACATGCGATAGCGTGAGTGTGCCACTTGGATCTGTGCAACTTTGGCCGCTGTGTTATACGGCGTACTTCCTGTATAGACCACAGATTGCGTCAAAGGGTTATAAACCTGAATGGTACTTATCCCCAAGATCAATAGAAATGGATTATCTGAGTTCGGTACAAATGGAATCAGGCGCAATGCACCGGCAAAGATGCCCCGATATTTAGTACCTGGTCGCTTCTTTGCTCCACCCTCTACCAGTGGGATTGCATTCAATAGTTTTTTAGCGCCGTTACCATACTGCTGCACATCAGTTCGGGTATGCAGTAATGGTGATAGCTCACCGCTGGACAGGTTATTTTTAAGTAGCCATTGTTTCATTAGTAGCGACTCCCGATATAGCGTGATTCCTCATACACGATGTCTTCAGAAGGTCGTTCTTGTGCATTGATCGTACGTGCACGCTTGATCAGATCACGATACTGCGCTTCTGCAGATTGCCCTGCTGCATCGCTACCGGTATTCGGCTTGCATAGCTTGGCGGCCATCTTGAGTGACATGGCTTCAACCAGCATGGAATCCCAAGAATCTTCGTTATCGTTGTCAAAGATATATTCAAGGTTGATCTGCTGCTGATTTGCCAGAATGTAGCGATTCTCGACTTCGTATTTTTCTGTATTGGCGCTGATGATCCGGATGAAATCACGCGGCAATGGGAAAGAATGGGTATAGCCAAAGGCCGGATATGTGGTGACTGGCGCAAGAATGGTACGTTTTTTTGCACATGACCACGGATGATCACGGAGAATTGATTTTCGCACCTGGTCATAGATGTTACGGCAGCGTTCAGCACGTGCTGTATTCTCATCAAATGATGCAATATTGCTATCCCCGATCAGGCTTAAAGCATGGTTGACGATGGATGTTCTGGTTGTAATAGACATAAAAAAGCCCTCAAGTTTTAATGATCTTGAAGGCTTCTTTGATTAGGTTTGTTGGGTGTTAGAATAATGCGATGCGTTTCACTAACACATCATGGTATGCATCCATATGTTTTTGCTGTTCTTGCAATAAAGCCCATTGTTCATCATTAATAAATGATGGCTGACCCTTATCCAGAAAGTTTTCTAGCGCATCAAGCTTTGTGTATAGTTCGCGCTGCTCAAGTCGAACACGATCTTGTGGTGTTTCTGCTGATGCGAACTTTCGCAAGAACTCATCTTTTGGTAGCCACTGTACAAAGCCGTCCAGTTGTTCTGTATTTTTCTGACCCGCGCGATCTTCAAGGATATAGCCAATATCATTGCCGTTTTCACCTTCTGGAAGTTGCCAACCGCGATAATCGTTATATTCCTGTCGAGTCATTGTTGCTGCGTGCACCAGGCTTGTACCAGCGAATGCAACCAAGGTTAATGCTAGTAATTTTTTACTCATATTATTATTCCACTTCCTTCAAACAATTGCGGCACTCTGGCTTGGCATCAGTACCAATCTCAGTCGCACCATGAAAACCAAAAAGACACATCAGAAATTGAATCATTTTGGCTGCTCCTAAAAAAAAAGACCCGACACCCCATGCCCAAGATGCCGAGCCAAAACCCCTTTAATTAAGCCGGTGTGTAGTCAATCGCTACGACTTTCAGCTCATTGGCACGTGCAGCACCAAATGAATGAACGCCACCAACCTGTTTTACGTTCTTCTTATCCGGACGAGTCGAGATATCGAAGCTGGTAATATCTGCATCACCGAAATGAACGGCAGACTTACAGTACATTGCTAGACGTTTGGTTCCAGCTGTAGCGCCTTGACCTACTTTTTCATAAGCAACCCAAGTCACACCCAGCCACTTGTGACCGACTGCACCGTTCTGCAACATCTGAACGTTGACGTGATCCGAGTTGGTCAGCACGGTATCATTCAGGAATGCGTTAAGCACATCAGAGGTGTAAGTGATAAAGATTTCTTCGCCGTTCTGCTCATCACATTCGTTCGCACGGAATAATGATTTCGCTTTGGTGATTTGCTGCTTCAGCGTACCGAAAGCCGGTGCAATGATTTGACCCGCTGGCAGGTTCACTGTTGAAACATTTGCTACGCCGGCATCATCTACCACTTTGCGAGTCACTGGACCCACAAGCGCTGAATAAATGATGTCGTCAATCTTGCGCTCACGTGCGCTGATCAATAACTTCATGTATTTGTCTTGCGGCATTGCCTTTAGCTTAGGCAGGTCACGCGGTTCAATTGGAATGAATAGATCCCAATCAGACATTAACGCGGTACGTACACCTACATCCGGATGCGTCCACTGAGTGTCACCATAGCGAGCACCAGAAGCCTGCATTTCCACTGAACCCATGTCATTGACGGTGAATGATTCACCTTCAATTTTTCCACGGTTCACAACGGTTTTAAGCAGTCGTGATTCGTTTTGCTGTGCCGCAACGTCGTATGTGTCATGGAACTGTTGAACAAACGCCGCTGTAATTTTGTTTTGGTTAGCCATTGGCTAAATCCCCCTTATTGATATTGCTTCGCATAAGCCTGTTCAACCTGCGCATAGACGCGTTTATGGTCTGGATGCTTGTCGTTCAAGTAGGCTTCCGACTGCATTAATTGTTGAATGGATTCTCCACCGTTTTGCTGTGTGTTAAATGGCGGTGAATCTTCCTGAATATGCTTGCCAATAGCGGCCGCCAGCTTTAACGCACCGATTGGTGAGTCTAGATCCGAAGCCTGAAAACCTAATGCTTCAATAGCCTGTTTAGCCAAGTTCACATTTGCACCAAAGTCATTACCCCATTCTTCCTGTAAGGCTTCCATTTGAACGGATTGGTGCTGCTCATAGGCTTTAACGACTGCTTCAACTTGCTTGTTGGTCATGCCTTCAGCATGGAATGATTGCAGTACTTCAGCGTTATCCGCTTTAAAAGCATCAAAATCGAAGCCATCAATCGAAACGCTATAGGCATCGGCAGACTCTGGTACCGCTTTTGCTGGATCTGTTTCAGTTGTTTGCGTTTCTTGTTCAGCAGGGTTCTGCTGTGTTGTCTCAGTACCTGGCACCGTTTGCGTTTCTGTTCCTGCAGGTGGTGTTGTAGTGTGAGTTTGTTCAGTTGTTTGAACGTCTGGTGTGTCTGTTGTCTGTTGTTCATTCATTGTTTTGCTCCATGTGTGCTAGTTCTAGGCTCTCGTCATAGCGAGGGTCATTTGCTGTGTTAATTCGGTTGATAATGAAGTCCACGACTTCGGCACGGCCTAAACGGCGGCATGTCTCACGTTCGTTGTCAGTGAAAGCATTGCGTTTAAACCGCACGGTGAGTTCTTCTAAAATTCGTTGGCCATTAACGTCCATATCGAAATGCATCTGATAGGTCAGCGCCGTTGGTTTTCGGTGTGAACGCCATTTAACGTGATGGCCAAAGCCTAATTCGTCCTCTTGCTCCTGGACCAGTTCTTTAAATTCCTGATCAGGCTGGGCCTTAAGATCGGCAATATCCTGCTTCAACGCGAAAACCTGCTCTTGCAGTACTTCCGCACGCTCCCATTCATGGTGCTTTTCATTGCGTAAGGTGCTGGATAAGGCTCTTTCCTTAAACAGCTCGTTGCTTAATGCTTTTGCCTTGTTTTCAGCCGCATAAAGCAAGGCGCAGGCAATCAGTGCAAGAATGGCCATTACTGCAAAACCTAAAATCATTGCATCACCTCACTGACCATTTGCGCTTCCAAGCCTTTGCCCATGCCCTGTGCGACTGCACCTGTCATCTGTTGTGCCATGGCTGCTTCCTGTTCCTGTGCTGCTGCCTGTTGTTGAGCCTGGGCTTTGTGTTCACGATAGGCTTGTAGCTCATCTGTGGTACGCATGATTGAAGTCGGTGCACCTAGACCAGCTGCCAAGACTTGCGGTACCGCATCAAGATTAATGTTGTCCAGTGCATCCGGAGCGACTTCAATAATTGATCCAAGCGAAGCCATAAGACGCTCAATGCTGGCCACTTCCTCAAGCTTCTGAGCACGTGCCAGTGGTGAAATAAACTTGAATGAAAGATTACGACCTTGTAGATCCTCTGGTGCTTCGCCTAATGCTTCTGCCCGATATGCCAGACCAAAAGCACGATCAAGGATAGGAACAAGCAATTCAGCCTGTGCACGGCCATATAACGGCCCAAGTTGCTGCCGGATCATGTCGACACGTGCATAAATCTCTGCTGCCGTTGGTGGCGTGTTGTAGTGTTGCTGCAGGCTGTCCGCCATCAACTTACGGCGGATGCTGGACTGAATACGATCTAGCAATGGATCTGCGACCTGAAAGCCCCGACCACTATCCAGACGTTTCATTGCATCTACTTTTCCTGCAGTAACGATCTTGCCGCCACCGATACGCACAGTACGTGGGTTTAAAATGCCGTCATCTTCAGCAATCCAGAAACCTAGTACATCAATCTCAGCACTGCGTAAGGTGTCACGCATCAAAGCATTGGCTGATTTGGCATCTGGTAACGCCGTAGACATAATGCCGATTCCGTACACGCTGCCCGGGATCTTTCTAAAACGTGGTACCGCACAAGGGAATTCGTTATAGCCAGATTCTTTCAGGATATTTTTTCCATCTACTTCCACATGATATGAAGCAAACGGCATGTTCTTTGGCAGCAATACACGATTGGTCATTGATGCTTTGACCTTGCGTGGTTCGATCACATGCACAACCTTGAAACGGTCATCTGGCCGTGTCAGGTAGGTGTTACGCACGGCATCACTTACTTTGTGTTCACCAAATTCACTGACCAGCTGTGCAGCGGTTTTGGTGTATTCGCGATAAATCGTATCTACTTGCCCATCTGGACGTGTAGAAGCGATAAAGCACTCACCAATTGGCCAGCACTGATAAGTGAAGCCACCGCCTTTTTCACGGTCAATGTCTTGATAGATCACACCCCAACCAGCAACGGCGAAATCAATGATCATGTCGTAGATTTCACTGTCAAAGTTTGCGCCGTGGATATTGCGAAATAAGAATTGTGCGACCTGTTCAAGCCAGTGTTCACCTGGTGTAAGCTCGGCTTGATCGTCCATACCATCAGGTACAGCTTTAAACCAGATCGCGTTTGCAGGTGTGGTACCTGCAATCAGGTTAGATACAAAGATCAGGATTGATTCGGCAGCAGTAGAATCCAGCAAATCAGCACGCTGTTTCTCTCTGGTGCCTTCGGAACCTGAACTACCGCTAAAACACTGTTGGCGCTCAGGTGCTCCGTACTTGTAGCATTCAGTCCAGTGCGCTTCATATTTGGCACGTTCTGCCCGAAGCTCACCCAACCGTTTGCAAATTTGACTTGCTCGATCACTCATGCCTTATCCGCCTAGTGTTGATTTCTTTTCATCATCAGATGCAGAGGAAAGCACTTCAGATGCCTTACGCTTTTTGCGCTGTGCCACCTGTTCGTTTTCTGCTGTCTGTGCCTCTGCTCGGGCTTTGGCTTCCGCTGCCTGAGCGTCATAGCCTTTGGATGCTGCCTTGGTATCAGTCAGACCAATGGCATCCGTTACGGTGCTAATGGCCTTACCTATAAATCCACCGCACATGGTTAGTACTCCTCGGTGATCCAACCGTTAGGGCCTACAACTTGGCGCGTACGCTTTGCTGTTGGGTCGGTAAGTGCATTGGATGCAGGTGCATGCTGTGTAGCTGGTTGAGCTGATTCACCTTTGGTTTTGCGCCATTGAAGGAATTCTTCATATTCCTTTTTGGCGGCCAGTTCTTCTGCAGTTGGTTCAACTGGTGCACCTAGTGAACTAGTTTCATTAGTAGACTGGTCTTGTGCTTCAGCACCTTGACCTGTGATGTGCTCTAACGCTGCATCGGCCTGTTCTGCTGTGCTGACTGGTTCCGGTGCTTTCTCTGGTGCACCTGGTGTACTTACTTTGCGAGCTGCCATAAAAAAACCCTATCGTTGGTTGATAGGGTTACTGTGGGGGTATGGGTGTTGGGGTTTGTTGGGTGTTTAATCAATAATGTTTCTATCTCTATCCACCATTGCGCCACACTTAAAACATTGTGCTGCTCCTTTGTGAAACATGGATGTTTCAAAATGAAAACATGCTTCTCTTAAATCCTTTTGGCCTGCTTCATATCCTTTTTTGTGCCATTCTTGAGTGAGGGCGATAAATTCATCTTTAGAGCGCTGACGCTGTGAACTCCACCCCTGATAAGTCATCTGTACCGGTAACACCCGATAAACATCACCATCTTTATCAAACAGCTTGTCACCGTGAATGAATCGCATGTTTGTGTAGAAGTCTTGCTCTGTAAACCACTTTTCAAAATCATTCATCCCATCACCTAAACTTACCTAAAAAATTACTATTCTTCAGCCCAACATATGGACACCATCCCCACAATTCACGCCAGTAAAACCACTCGCCGTTGGATTCCTTCCACGGCGTGCCGTCATGCTCGATATGGGTGTAGTCAGGTGGCATGAAATACCCCCTCTACAGCGGTGAACTCCTTTCCGCTTTCATCAGTCGCAGTAATAATTTTTAATCCACTACGACGGCCAATATCTACTTTTACAATGGTTAGCTTGCCTTGTGGTTTCCAGCATGGACTGTCGTGCGTTACTGTTTGGCCAACCTTAAAATCTCTCACAGCCCCAACTCCCGATCCAACTCATCAATGACCTGATCACACAGGCCGCCGTCTTCAAAAATATCCATCTGGCCAATCTTGTACTTGTATGTCGCCCACTCGCCTACCAGTGGGTAGCGCACAATGCCCGTCTCTGTTTGCCATAGCAAAATGAATGCATGGCCGTTGTCATAGTTCGGTACACCACCACGCGCCCATTCAGACACGGTAGAAGCACCAGACACCGGCAGAACGTCTGCAATCTTTTCGTGTGTCCAGCCGCATTTGCCTAAGTCCAGGATCATTCGATTGAAGTCCGGACGCTTGTAATTTCGTAGTTTTAACTTGAACTCTTTGACCTTCTTTTTGGTATGCAGATTGATAAAACGCGCGCGCGCGCGAGGGTCGTTCGAATAAACCCCCTCTCCACACTCACCACCGACTAGTTGCAGCCCCATAGAACTTCCCATAGCAACCCCTATAATCATTAGATTTCCATCACTTTTATTTTGAGTAATCCGCCTTTAACCACATTGCCCCGGCGTACTATCAGCTCATCAAACTGTTCGTCATCTACGCAAAATTCACACTTCACCAGGCTATCAATCGTTGCTTTCAAGTAATTATCGATATCCCGTCTTAACCGATTTGGAAAATGAAACGTCACCTCCAGTTTTAACCGTGCTGCAGTTCTGGTTGGCGGTACCAACATGCTGACCAGATCGTGAAAATCTCTTGCCTCGTCACTCAACTTGAAACCGCGTCCAGATTTCTTCCAGTAGTGATTCACTGATGGAGGAATAGCCGGTAACTTAAAATCTAAAATGACCTTTTCAGCCCCTTCGTTATTTCGCTCTAATTTCGCGTCTATGGCGTTTTGTTCTGCTTCATGTGTCTTTGATTCAATTTTGTTTTTAAATTGCACTGTCGCGCATTCCTTGCGAAATTTGTGCTTGTTCAAGTGAACTTCTAACTGTTTTTCGCTCATGCGTATCGTCATGCAGTAGTCCCAAACAGTTGTTTTGCCTTTTCCGTTGGCAGGAAGCCTTGTGGACTCTTTTTATCGCCTGTGACATAACCAAGATCCTCAAGCGATGCTAAGTACCTGTGCACAGTCCTCTCACTCACACCGGAAACCACATCCTCCAAAACGTCTACCACATAAGTCTTTTTTGTCCTGAATGTAATGAACAGCATGATTTCAATGGTTTGTTCAAACATATGGCTATGAGATTTACTAATCATGCTGCACCACCTGTACGCTGATCATTCCAATTGCATTCGACTACGCTTAAACCACCTTGCTGGAATCGAGACCAAAGACGATCACCTAAGTCTTTTTGCAGTTCTTCCAGGGTTAAATTTGAAATCAGCATGGTCGGCTTCATGCGGTCATAGCGTGCATATAAAACTTTGTGCACCAGCTCCCGGCGCTTATCACGGTCATGCAATCCGTATTCATCCAGAATTAATAAATCGTATTGAGTGAAATCATGGATCACGGATTTCTCTGTAGCGTCTGGTGCATCCCATGCGTGCATGATTCGTTGTGCCAGATCCTCACTGGTGATGTAGCGTGCATGCTTGCCCTTGTTGAGCAGTGTTCTGGCCGTTGCACAGCTCAGATGGGTTTTCCCTGTACCTGTAGGCCCCACCATCACAAAGTTATTCTTGTCGCCGTTGATCATGTTCTTGGCGAAGGAGACAACCTGATTTAAAGCGTTCTGGTGTCCTGCATGTTTCACCAGATAATTTTTAAAACCTGACTGAGCATGACGTTCTGGAAGTTGAGCACCTGCAAAATGCTTTTCACGTACCTGACGATCCACTTCGGCCTGTGCTTGTGCAAGTTGTGCTTCATGGAACTCTACGGCGCATTTAGGGCACTTGTGATATGGCCCGGCTTGAACCATAGCGACCTGATGCTTGTTGCAGATCTCTTGAACTTTTTTGAGTTCAAATGAAAACGATGACATTGCGTTCATACGAAGTCCTCCGGGATATCCACTTGGAAGTTTTCAACAGGTGCGTGATAAGTTGCCTGATCTTTCCATGCATCATTCACGTTCAGATTTGCGTTAGATTTCTTGGCTGCTTTTGGTTTTTCAGTCTTCGGTTTTGCAGGTTGGTAATTGCGTAACCAGTTCAACCAGGTGGTCATCCACTTTTGAGAAATACGTTCAGGTTGACCAACTGACCATTGCGCCAGCTCTTTGAGTTGCTCAAGTACGATGTCTTGTGACAGCTTTGGAAAACTCACAGCTGCTTGAGCCATGAAATCCTGTTTGATTGGGTAGGTCCCGGATAGATCTTTCAGCGTGTACAGCTTTTGATCGTCAGAGTGGTAGTCAATAAAATTCAAAGCACCACGATCCTGCGGCTGAAATTCAGCCGGCGCTTTATTCTTATTATTTTCTAAAGATTCTATAGGTATATCTATTGTGTGTTTACTAGGGGAAGTGGTTTCGCCTTCCTTAGTAAAGTGGTCTGCTTCACTAGGTAAAGCACTTTCCTTATTCTCTTTACTAGGTAAAGTACTTTCCTTAGTAAAGTGGTCTGCAAGAGATACTTCATTTAGCTGGTAGCGTTTTACCCCCTGTTTTCCGGATGCAATCACCGAAATAACCCCTAATTTGATCAGTTCTTTAATGCCATTGGTTACAGTTTTAGAACTCAGCTTACGTGACCCTGGAAGATCTCCACCCTGTAGCTGTGAATAGCTGACAAAATCAGACTCTTTGTTATGTCCGTTAATGCGGTTTTCCAGCTCCGCATAAACGTTACGTGCAGCATCACTAATGAATGGCCACACTTCTTTTCGATACAAGCGGCTAGACATCACATAGCCTTGATCAAACTTATCGCTATACATGTTTTTCCCAGCCCCTTGTGCTGGTTGTGAAGGCTTCTTAAACGGAATTACTTGTGCAGTATTCATGGCTTCACAACCTCCCCGATACGTGTTAAATTCAACATTTGTTGCATGCCTCATTTACTTTCTGAGTGAATGGCAAAGATGCTCATCTGTTCCCGCAGATGGGCATTTTTTGTGCCGGTAGGTTTCATCAATGGTTCAGGCGTTAATTCAAAAATAGGCGTGTCTACGGTATCTGTGGTCAGACGCATAAGAGATGCGAGATTATTTAATCGTTCCCGGATTTCAGAGATATTTGCCATGCCTAAACTTCTAATGTGCTCAGACAACGTTTTGTTTTCAGATCTAGCAATAGCTTCCAAATCACGTTTTTCTTCATACGTGCATTTGAATGTGATGCTTTCAGTTAATTTTTCCGACATGCTTTCTACCTCACACAGCCTTATCGCGCAGTTCAATCCAAATATCTTGATAGGTGTCTGGAAAAAGTTCTTTTCTGGTCGAAAGACCACGATCTTCAGCAATAACAGCCAGTCTGATTTTTCTTTCAGTGGGGATTTTCTTCCATCCGCTCACTGATGGAACTCTGATCCCAAGTAATCGAGCAACGGCAGCTGGTCCACCAAGAGCTTCTATAAGCTGTGCATCATTCATGTTGTTCTCCTAAATAATAATCCAATTATTAGGCATTCCTTATTTTTATTCAATAGGAATACCTAATTTATTTCGTGTTAGGATTTCCTAATGAAAACACTTGCTGAACGTCTTAAATATGCCATGGAAGTTTTACCACCTAAGAAAATTAAGGGGGTCGAACTTGCACGCGCCGTTGGGGTAAAGCCACCATCTGTTAGTGATTGGCTTTCTGGTAAATCGAAAAATATGGAAGGCCCGAACCTGATTCGAGCAGCCCAATTTCTAAAGGTAAATTCAAAATGGTTAGCTACCGGTATCGGCAAACCTACTGATGAAGAAATAAAATCTGAGTTCAGCAACGTAAGTTTTAATAACCTGCCAGTTATGGAAATTCCTGTTTTGGACTTTGTTCAAGCTGGTCTATTTGGAACCGTTGAATATGACGGAATCAATCCTAAAGATAGAACCTATACGACTTATCAAAGTGCAAAACCTTCTGATGTCTTTGGTTTGACGGTTGAGGGAATGAGTATGGCACCTGAATTTCTACCAGGTGACTCACTTGTAATTGATGCATCTTTAGCACCACAACCCGGTTCATTTGTTATTGCTCAGAATGGATCCTATGAAGCCACTTTCAAAAAGTACCGGGTAATTGGCTATGATGAATATGGACGTGAAGAATTTGAACTGGTTCCATTAAACCCAGACTATCCAACACTATCTTCAAGAGATCATAAAATATCGATCATTGGTGTGATGGTTCGCCATGAGCGATGTTATAAATAATAAGAGAGCAAAATGAAAAGACTATGGATCTATGGGACTTCTACACCAATTCAAAGGATTGGTGTAATTGTCCTGGGGGTGGGATTGTTGTCACTTTCCTCATGGATGATTAAAGAGGATCTGAGCTTTGAGGATCTATTTAATAGCTACTACCTGCCAGGTAAAAGAGATTCCATGTTCTTTCATCTGTTCTTTTATTTTATTCCTCTAGGACTCTTAATGTCCTGGGGGTATCAGGTTTTAATAAAACTGAAAGAATGGATTTTTAATGATAAGCCCAAGGAGGTGGAACAAAAACGAGAGCCAAAACAGAAGCAGCCTTACGCACCACATCAGAAGAACTTACATTTTAAAAACAACCTTGCCGCCTTTCAATTCGCTACAAAAAACTATGCAGCGAACATGGAACCTGGAAAAATAAATCTTGGTCTCGTCCAGGATGTATTTCAAACCCAAGATGGCAATCAGCAATTTCTCATCCAGCTAGCCGATGTGGGTAAAACCACCCTAGTTAGTGGCTTTAATGATAAGCATGGCGATAAAGTTACTAAAGGAAATTTGGTTTATTGGGGGTTTGTTGAACCTGTTAATGACCTCAATGCTTTAAGAATCTCAGGAATTGGCCATGTTCTTGCCACACTATCCCCTGAATACGATCCAAACCAAGGAAAGTGGGAAATCAAGAATGATCTTACTAAATAATTCACCTAATGAAATGACCGCCATCTAGGCGGTTTTTTTACGCCTATCAAAAATAAACTAAAAAATATTAGGAATACCTATTTACTTATTTATTAGGATTGCCTAATATTTGTCTTGTACCTAATAAACCGAGAACGCCCATGAATCAATTTAAAACCTTAGCAACTGGCACCAATCACACAAGCCTGATCGTGTGTGATGGCGAACTTAAGGTTGTTCATTGTGGTGAAGTTATTGCGGTTATCACCAACTGGTAAAAACAAAAAAGCCCGCAGGGACTGGAAATCTAGCGGGCTTGCATTAAAGCGAGATAAGTATGAAACAAAATCCTATTCAAAGCAACCTGCCGGAGTTTGATGCATCAAGCATGACTTCTGAGCGTTTGTACCAGCATCCAGAATCTAAGTCTGTAGCGAAAGAAGTCGCTTCAAGCGTAGCTGCCTGGATGCTCCTTTTCTCAATCTTCTTTGGTCTGTCAGTCATGATTCTGCATGCAGCAGATAAAGAATCTGCATACCAGGCAGAAGCGATTGCCAAGTCTGTAGGGGGTGCGAAGTGAATGCCTATGTCAATCCTACCCGGATTATCCCTATCCGTGCTTCGTCACTAGGCGATCTTTTTGATTGCCCTGCACGCTGGGAAGCAAAGAATCTTTTAAATAAACGCAATCCAGCTGGTGCACGCACTCGCTTGGGTACCGCAATTCATGAAGCTGTAACCCAATGGGATCACCTGAACTTAATCGGTGAAGAAGTTAGCCTGGAAGAATGCGAAGAAATTCTGCATCACCAGATCTGGCAACCAAATGAAGAAGTGGATTGGTCTGATCTGGATCAAAACTCTGCTGAGTCAATTGGCCAGTCATTAATGCACAAGTACATCACCCACATTGCACCTACTCAGAACTTCATCGGTGTGGAAGTACGTTGTGAATCTTTAATCCTTGCAGATCTAGGTATTGAGCTTACTGGAACCATCGACCGCATTTATGAAAATGAAGATGGTGAATTAGGTATCTCTGATATCAAAACTGGTAAGGCTGCTGTAGCCAGTGACGGCGTAGTGAAAACCGTTGGCCATGCGCCGCAAATGGGAATTTATACCGTACTTGCTGCACATGCATTACAGGAACCAGTAACAGCCCCTGCCCGTATTTATGGCCTGACCACTGGCAAAACAGATAAAGGTCAGCACGTAGGTATCGGTGAAATTGAATCACCTGCAGAAGTGCTGCTGGGTACTGAAGAAGATCCAGGACTACTGCACCACGCGGCCAAAATTATTAAACACGGTACGTTTTACGGCAACTCTAAATCAATGTTCTGCAATGAAAAGTTCTGCCCTGCGTACGCTACCTGCAAATTTCGTAAGTAATTAATTTTTAAAATATAAGGAATAACACAATGACTTCTCAAGTAATGACAACTGAACAACTTCGCGCTCAACGTAAACCTGAAAATGTTGAAGCAAACTTTAATACTTATCGTGGCTTCCAGGCTATGCACCACATGGCTGAAAGTCTGGCCAACAGTACGATTATTCCAGAAGCGTTCCGCAACACAATCATGGTTAAAGATCGCTACGACCAGCAGGCTAAAAAATGGTTATTCCGTCCTGAAGCAAACCCAAACGGCGTATCTAACTGCATTATTGCCTTGAATATGGCTCAGCGCTTAGGTGCAGATCCAATGATGATCATGCAAAACCTTTACCTGGTGGACGGTCGTCCAAGCTGGTCAAGCCAATTCATTATTGCTGCAATCAATAGTAGTGGTCGTTATAGCCCTTTACGCTTTGATATCACTGGCGGTGATGAAGAAGTAGAAATTCCATATGCTGTGACTGAATGGGTTTATAACCAGGCTACCAAGAAAAAAGAACCAGTAGAATCAAATCAAACTGCTCGCGTTAAGAATTACAAGTGTGTGGCTTGGGTTGTAGAAAAAGCGACTGGTGAACGTCTGGAATCTACTCCTATCACCATGGAAATGGCTGTAAAAGAAGGCTGGTATCAAAAGAATGGATCTAAGTGGCAATCAATGCCTGAACAGATGCTTCGCTATCGTGCTGCTTCATTCTTCGGTCGTATCTATGCGCCAGATCTTCTAATGGGCTTACGCACTCAGGAAGAAGAAATGGAATCAATCATTGATATTACGCCTGAACCAGCACCACAAGAAGCACCGCAAACTTTGGACAGCATTAAACAGAATGTTGTGAAAGAAGTTGCTACCGATACACCTGCAGAAGAAAAACCAAAGCGCTCACGTCAATCTAAGGCTGTGGAAGAAGCGCCAGTTGAAAATGTCCAAAATCAAACATCAAATGCGGCGGTTGATGGCGAACTAAGCGTTGATGAGTTGAAGCGCCTGCAGCAAGAAGCCGAAGCGCTGGTACAGCAAAAGAAACAACCTAGCTCTGCGGAAATGAAAAAGGAATATGCCAAAGCCTTAAATACGGCGAAATCACTGGCCGATGTTCTGGATATCGAAGAACAGATCGAGAATGACAATGCTTTGACGCAAACAGACTTCCAGTACCTGCAAGCCAATATCGAGCAAGTACGCACCAAGTTTGAAACATCACAAGCGCCAGCTGTAGATCCTCTCAAAAGTGGGTCGGTTAAAAGCGGTCTTATCCTACTGATCTCTGATGCCAAGAACGGTGAAGATCTTCGACAAGTCGCCCAGCAAATGAATGCAGCGAAGCCGAACTTGACCAGTGAGCATCAACAGGAATTACTGCAAGCCTACCAGCAAAAAAAGAAATTGATCGAAGATCAGATGGATATGTTCCCAAATAAATAACACGGATCTGGCCACACCTTCGGGTGTGGTCTACAGGAATAAATTATGAAAGTTATCCCATTAAATTTATTGATTCCGTTTAGAAACTGGCTGGTTAAAAACGGATACCGTGGCGTGAATCGTGGCGACCATCTAACAGCCTGGAAGCCGAAGCACAAACAGATTGAGATCATCGGACTGCAAATGAATAAACCTTGTCAGCCGGTATTTAAAACGTTCTTAGGCCAGTACCTGGAACACGGAAAAGAATTTTTAGAGGAATTGGCGTGATGGATATTCAGAAAGAAAGAGAAGCGTTTGAAGCTGTGACAAATATATACCACTGCATCTATAACGCTGATCTTAACTACTATTTTAGTGGTTCCCAGTTTGTTGGCAATAAAGCTGAAATAGCGGTTAATGCTGGCTGGAAAGCATGGCAAGCAGCCAAAGCCCAAGCGGTGCCGGAATGGTTTGACTACACAAAACAGTCGCCTCAAATAGATGGGAATTATCAAATTTTTATAAAAGGCGAACAAATTACAGCTAAATGGGTATCTCGATTTGGATTTGCTGATCCTATCGAAGGTGATGCATTGAGGCAGGAACTTATTACTCACTGGGCTATGCAACCTCAACCACCAAAAGCACAGGAGCCAGCCAATGACTGAAATTCAACTAACCAAACTTCAATTGGCGAACTATGTTTGTGATGAGCTGCATAAAGAAATGCCATTCGATCTGATTTTTAATCAGGACGAATTCGTTTCATTTATGGAAATCATTGACGCTTCAAACCTTAATGTTGGATTTTCAGTTAAGAATATCGGTGACAAGATTCATGTCGGTGTAACTAAGGGAAATTCAAACGGTATATATCAGGCATTGAGCAGCTACATCGCTCAGCATCAGAAGCCGGAAAACTGCATCGATCAATTTATTGCTAGTGGTGAATTCGATAAGGCTTTTAAAGATGTGTTTGGTTTGCCGGAGACGGTAAAACAAAGTTTAAAGGAGGTGTCTTGATGGTTTTATATATCTCAACGCCTGAGTTACTGAAGCGTTATGGGGTAACAAAAGGCACTTTGATCAACTGGCGCAATAAAAAGGATTTTCCTGAACCAGTGATCAAAGCACATGGGCGCTCAAGCAGCCGTTACGGGATCAAAGCCGTGGATGCCTGGGAAAGAGACAACGGATTGCTTGAATCACTTGAAATACAGCCTTTGATATCAAAGCGCTCGTAATTGTCCAATATGGCGCAGAGCTTGAAGAACCACTTTTCATACGCCTGCGCCTGATCATCTAAATACTCGTGTAAATCATAAGTCCCCCACACTGCAGGTAAACCATGGCCAAGCATAATTTCACAAATATGCGGCGGTGCCAGCTCTGATATATGCGTTCTCATCGTTCTTCGTAAATCATGTGTGGTCCAGTGCTGGATCTCTACACCAAAACGTTTGCGCACATTCTCATTCACATATACAGGTATAGTGGTCTGAAAGCTTTTGGCCAGCATGGTATAGGCTTTGCCTTTTAAGTTCGGGAAAGCATATTCACAGCTATCTGGTGAGAGTGAAAATACATACTTAATGAATGGCACAATTTGCGGAATGATGGGCCGGATAATCGACTTGTGGGTACGGTCCCCCATCTTGTGATTCTCAGGTGGTACGTGCCAGATCATTTCCTGAAAATCGAAATCGGATTTCTTGGCCAATCTTAATTCTGAAACACGACAACCGAAGAACAGCAGCATGATGATAATGGCTTTGTTTTTCGGTGAGATGGCATTGGATCGCAGTGAAGCATGCACCACCCAGAATATTTCCTGTTCTGAAAGATAGCGTGACCGCTTTACTTTCTTTACGTTTAGGTCCGCTGCTCTCAAGTGCTGAATAGGCTGATGCTGTAATTTTCCGTGAATGCACCCCCAGCGCATGATCATTCTTAAATTGCCTAGCACCTTGATCGATACAGTTTTAGCATCTGCAGCAATATCAAAAAGCAATTGCGACCACTCTTGCAAAGATACGTCATCACAGATCCGTCTACCTATACGCGGATAAACGTGTAATTCGAAGGCCCGATAATCATCCTTGTACGAGACTTTATGAATGGCCACCGTATTAAACCAAAGATCGCAAATATCTTTGACTGTGAGCTGTTTCAGATAGTCGCTTTCCCCTTTCAGTTTGAGCTGCATAGGATCCTTGCCCTGGTCTAACTCAGCTTTATATTTATGCACCTGTATCCGGGCATCTTTTAGGCTGAGTAAAGGATAAGTACCTAAATCCAGTCTTTTCGCCTTGCCGCCAAAACGATAGCGATATTGAAAGACGATCTTGCCTTTAGGTGTAATTCGAACTGACAGGCCATCCCGATCCGTCACCACCTCAACTTTTTCACGTGGTTTCCCATTGTTGGATTTGAGCCAACTATCACTTAAAGCCATTTAAATTTTCCAGTCCAAATGTTCTATACTCTGTACATATTTGAACAGAGCGAAATTATGTACACACATATGTACATATTTTTTCTTGAAAGGTAAATGACTTTGTTGAACTTTGAAATTATTTGATTGTCGTTAATAAACGCGAAAATTGAGTAATTCTATTGAATCTAAAGCTTTTCTGTATGCTTTGTTGAACTTTGAAAAACTTTGGAGAATCTTGAATGCAAAAGCCGACTATAATTTTCGATATGGATGGCACTTTACTTGATCTTGCCTACGATGATTTCATCTGGAACGAGTTATTGCCTGTGCG